ATCTATTTAAGCAGCAAAAGTGCCCACTCAGCAGCATCCCACGTATCTATTTTTAGATCTTTCCGTCGTAGTCCTGATAATCGTAGCATGTATGTTATGTTGTTGAAATCCATTTCTGTCTTTTCTATCTTGAAGCATGTTCCAAAGTAATACATAAAATCACAAAATCTTCTTGATCTGCAGCCTCCTGCTATATATAATCCGATCAATCGTTGATATGCTTCAGTTGGTGTTTTAGTGTATCCATTTGGGTAAAGTGCTAATTTAAACCATTCTTCGTCTTCTCGCCAGGGTAACATCTGTGGCCAGTATGTCCCCGACGCATGCATTTCTTCAGTCGTATTTGCTATTATTGACTTTTCTGTATGTATAACCATTTCAACACAATCAAAAACCCACTGTGATATTTCTTTTATTGGTATGTCTTTTTGTGAGTAATTTAATGATACTGAATCATCGCCGTTTGTCTTGTTTAAGTCTAGAAGTAATTGAAACATAATGTCGATTGCAGTCAAAAGAATTCTCATAATGACTGAATCTATTACGTTCGTGAAATGTGATCCTGATGGAATACCAATCTGTTTCTTGAATATTTCACCCCTGTCTGTAATGAATGGTGTATTTATAAAGTAATCTATTATGCCTGACCAAGCCTTTCGTGCTCGTTTTTCTATTCCTGGTCCTCCTGGCATGTAACTACCATCCTTGTTTTCGTACTGACTAAAGTTGATATTCTGTTCAAGTATATTGAACGCCTGTCGTATTAGAAAGTTAGCTTTTAGTGTATCAAATCCTTTGATGTCTAGACCTAGTGCTTTTAGTCCTGGACAAATTCTCGCAAACATGTTACGTAATTCTGTCTTACCTCTTGGTCCTGTCATCAGTCTTTGTGGTTCATCTTTGTGATTTATCCTATCAATTATCGGCTGTGCAAAAATACCTTCTATTATCGTCATAGCTCCAGGAAAAGCCCAAACCAACCGTGTTTTCTGATCGGTTGATTTAGCCATTCCTCCTCGCATTGAGAATGTAACTGGTGGTAAATTTATTTGCTTATTGCCTTTTCTTTTCATTAAATGATAGAAAAATCGTGCATCACTGTAAAGTTTATCTTTCACGTCTTTCTTCTTTCTGTAGTATGGGAAACCTGAACCTTTCGATCCATCGATATTCACATCGTATATCCATCTCATCCTTACCTGTTCTTTGAATTTAAATTCTTCTTTGACTTTTTCAAAGGCCTGTTGCCATATGTCTTTGTCTTTCTTTGGTTCTGAAAATGGTATTTTGTCGTATTGTCTTAACTTCGTGTCAAGATCATAAATATTGCCTTGGCGCGTATAGCCCCAAAGCGATTTATACATTTTGTAGTCGTACTGCTTCATTGTAGCTTTAATAAAGTCATCCGTATCTGTTGGTGGTCTTAGAAACCCACGTCCCTTACCTGGACGACCTATGTATGTAAAGTTAAAGTATGATGTACGCTCTCCAAACACGAAATCTTGCAATTTACGTGTTCTTTTCATCTTGTTGAACGCAATCATGATTATGCTG